ATATAAGATTACTTTGATGGAACTTCCAAATTTGGTGTTTCTTCTACTTTTGCCGAAACGTAATCGCCCGTAATTGTGACATCAAGTTGCTTTGCAATCCAATCCCAAGCATAATTGTTTGTTTCGTATGCTGTGTAATCATCTCCTGTCATTGTAAGATTACCTTGAGATAATTGAGCTTGTGTATTGCTTAACAAAGCATAATAAAATGTAGCAGTTGTGCTTAAATTGTCTTGAATACAATAAGCGTTTAAGATTGTTGCAGTCCCTAAATTTAAAGGAAATACGATTGGTTGAATACTCTTCATTTTTTTTAATTTTTAAAGTGTTGTTGTATAAAGTTGTACATAATAAGTAGTTCCTCCTATGCTTAATTGTAAAACATTTCCCGGCATTGATGGAGTACCCGCAAATTTATTTACAAATGCCATAGTTGGTCCTGAACCTGTTTGAATTGTGCTTGAAAAAGTTGCAGTTCCATATACTTGAAGTTTTGCTCCATTATCTGTTGTAGTTCCAATTAATACGTTTCCGCCATTAGTAAATGTTACTAAATCTACACTATCAGCAGCATTTGTAATTCTTAAACTATTTGAGTTTGTTCCAATTTTAATATAACTATTTGGAGCACCGCTTGAATATCTTCCTATTTCTAATTTAGCACTATTATCATCTAATATTGAAATACCGCCTGCAACTGATAATTTTCCATAAGTTCCCGTTGGACTTGTTGTTCCTATACCTACATTGCCTGATGCAAAAGTTGTACTATAACCTGCTCTTGGAAGTATGTCTAAATTACCTGTACTATTATTATATAAAAAACTTGCTTGATACCCCGGATTACCAACATATAATCCACGATTAGCTGCAGGTCCTCCATAACCTCCATATAAATTTCCGCCTTGTGCAACAACATCCCCATTTGCCGTTACACTACTAGAGAATGTAGCTGCTCCTGTTGATGCTGCAATGGTAAGTCTTGTATTATTACCACTTGTTTGGAAATATATATTGTTTGTAGCTTGTATTGCTAATGAATCAGTATTTGAACCAGTAACTGAACCTGCGTTACCAATTATTGCATAGCTAGTCCCACTTCTTTGTAAATTAAAATAAGCTCCACCTGCTGAAGTAGAATTTAAAACCAAAGGAACTCCTGTTGAAGTTAATGTAGCATCTGTTGCAATTAAACTACTTGTAAATCTTCCTGTACCTGTAACATCTAAGTTATAGGTAGAGTTAGTATTTCCTATTGAGATATATCCACTTGTTCCTTCGTAAATTGAAGTATTACCTATTGTTCCACTTGCAGTCCATTTAGCATGGTAGTTTGTTGTTCCTGTCCCGGTTACAGGATTAGTTAAAGCGTTTTGTTTATTGTTAAAAGTTGTCCAATCGGTGCTTGATAAATAACCACTTGTTGAACCTGATGCTTGAATTATGCTAAATACACCCGTTCCACTATTGTAAGATAAAGGACTATTGGCAGATAAAGCCGTTAAAGCAATATAGTTACTTGGGTTAGAAGCTAAATAATAAGTTGAGTTATCATAAGAAATCGTAGTACCTGAAATCTTAACAAAACCCGTTCCACTTAATGCAGCTTGTTTTCCGTTAAAAGTATTCCAATCCGTAGAACTTAAATATCCATTAGTTGATGTATTTGCTTGAGAAATACTAATCGCTCCTGTAATACTATTAAAATTAATAGGAGAAACACCATTCAAGGAGTTGGCAATAGCTGAACCACTATTCCAAGAACTTGAGTTATCAGTAATATAAGTTATACTTCCCGCAGTAGATTTTACTAATCCTGTTCCACTTAAAGCTGCTTGTTTATTGTTAAATGTAGTCCAATCGGTGCTTGTTAAGTAACCATTAGTTACATTTGTTGCTTGACTTATTGAAATTACTCCGGCACTATAAGAAATAGGCGCAGTTCCACTTAAAGTTGGAATATTAGAAGTTAAAGCTATCGTGCCTGAAGCATTAGGGAATGTGTATGTCCTATCAGCAGTATTGCCACTTGTTACTAATGTTGAATTATAAGTATTACTTGAAATAACCAAATCTACCGAACCAACTGAAGATAATTTTACACCATCAGATTCAGGAGTTGCAGCCGTTAAAGCATTCAATAATTTTAAATAAGCTCCACCACCCGAACCACTTGTTACAAATGCTTTTGCGCTTACTAAATAACTTGAACCCATATAAAGTGAACCCGTAGCACCCGAATAAGGAACGTAAGAGCTTAAATTAGAAGTTAAAGCTAAAGTTCCTGTCGCACTTGGTAAAGTATAAGTGTAAGTTCCATTTCCTAAAGTTCCCCCAAAAATAACATTGCCGGTAATTCTTGTCGTTCCTGTTACATCCAAAGAATATAAAGGAGTGCTTTGATTAATACCTAATCTATTGTTAGTAGCATCAAAATATAAATTAGAACTGCTTCCTATTGAGTTAGTCGCATTAAAAAAAGCAACCTGATTGCTTACTCCCGAACCATAAACTATGCCGCTTAATTGGCTTGTTAAAGCAAATGTTCCTGAAGCATCAGGCAAAGTGTAAGTTCTTGCAGCCGTTAAAGTATTAGCGTAAAAATCAGCTTGCTTAGTTGTTCCGGCTACATCAAAATAAATTGATAAAGTGTTATTTGTATTAGAAGCCAATAAAGAAACCGCATCAGTTCCGTAGCTTACTCCACTTGAACCTTTTTTTAATATTAAAGGATTTGAAGCCGTTCCACTTAAAGCAACTTGTAAAGTCTTAGCGTTAATTGTTCCGTTTACATCTAAAGGATAAGTTGTGTTTGTGCTTCCGATAGAAACATAACCGGTAACGCCTTCGTAAATACCCGAATTGCTAATTGTAGTTGAACCGGTAAACTTAGCAATATAATTTGTTGAACCTGAACCACCGACAGGCACATAACCTAAAGCGTTTTGCTTATTGTTAAAAGTATTCCAATCAGTCGAAGAAAGGTAACCTGATTGAGAAGCACCCGCTTGTAAAATACTTAAAGTTCTATCAGCACTTAAATCTCCTCCACCCTGTAAAGGAGTTGTAGTTGAAATTAATCTACTTGACGGAGCTGCTCCTAAATTTGTTAAAGCACCTGCCGCAGTTGTTGCTCCCGTTCCACCTTGAGAAACTTGAATTGTTCCTACAATATTTGCAGCCGTTGAATAAGCATTAGATTGATTAATATAAATTGACCCATTAGGACTATTAGAATAAGAAACAACCCCAACACGAACCGCATATCCCGTTGGAGGAACTGTACTCATTAATTGACCCGCAGAATAAGGACTTAAATATAAAACTGTTCCAACTGTGTATGAGCCTGTGCTTATGTTACTTACCAACCCTGAAAGTACAATATAACCCGCCGTTGATGTTGGAATATCTTGATTTGCCACCCCAATTACGTTAGCAGTTGTTAAAGTATCTGCTTTTGCCAAAGCCACTAATGGATAAGTAAACCCGCTATTAGTTGAAGTAATATAAACAGGAGCACCTTTTACAATTGTTGATCCTGTGTTATTGTAAACTTTTAATTGAACCTCTTGCCCAATGTGTAAAGTGTTATTTGTTACATCATTGTAATATGCTAAAGCCTTTTGAGTTGAATCGTACCATACTTCCCCTTCCGAATAAGAAGGTGCTGAAGATGGGTTAAATTGCTCATCAGTTAAAGTTAATTTATGTGCTCCTAAATCTACATCGTTTGTAGCACCGGTATAAGGCACATATCCCGTTAAACTTGGGAATGTAGTCAACCCACCGGCTCCGTTAATATATTGAGAAGTCGTTCCTAAAGCTGAAACTGCTAATGTTCCCGAATTGGTAACAGGAGAACCACTAACCGAAAAAGCAGAAGGCATTGTTAAACCTACTGAAGTAACTGTTCCACTTGAACCACTTGCTCTATCCCAATTTGTGCCGTCATAAATAACTTGGTCCGAATTGTAAAAAGTTATAGCACCTGCTCCAAAGTCGTGTGATGTTCCACCGGTAGCCGCACCCGTTACTAAATAAACATCTCCGGCATTCCCCGTTCCATTTACTAAATACGGAGTATTTGTAGCCACGTTCCACATACCCTTATATTCCATTACTGAATTAGGTAATTGTGAAACTAAAATTTTTCCGTTAGAATCTAATTGAGGAATACCATTTGCTCCATTAATTGGTAAACTATTAAGAACACCCGTTGAACCAGTTATTACTCCATCTAAATTTCTAACTTTTGCTCCTCCTGTTATTTGTATTTGTTGACTCATCTTTAATATTTTATTGGAATAAACCTCTTATAAATTCATCGCTTTCTAACGCTCTTGGGAATGTTAATACTCCCGTAGTTTGATTAAATCCTACTTGCTCTCCTGTTGCTCCACTTGAAACAATATCTCTCACATCAACGCCACCTCGAGAAACATAAAGACAAGTTTTGCCTATCATATCCGTATAAGTAATTGTTGTTTCGCCACCCGCCGCAGTATATTGTTTATCGTAAACAACTCCACCGGCTACGATTACTGTTCCTGAAGGAGTAACTGTTGTTCCTGAAGTACCATAAGCTCCCGTTCCTTGCAATGAGCAAGAATAAGTTGCAGTATCTTTATAAGGTCCGTTTATTTGTAGGTTTGTAAGATTACAATTACCCGAAATAATAACTAAACCATCTACTCCGTTATCAATAACAAACTTTACTTGAATCGTTGTTCTATTTTGTTGTTGTTGCAAAAGGAATAAATAACCATAATTACTTAATGTAATTAAACCATCACAACTAATGGTCCAAGAAGCTATATCGTTTTTAAATTCTTTATACCAAGCTGAAGTTTGACTTGTAACCTCTTTTTGTCCTACTTGCACGTTAAAAGTGCAATTTGTAGAACAAGCAAAAGGAATATCATTACCCGAAATTGGGTCGTGATAGTATAACATTATATTTTTACCCGTTACGTTATTCATATCGCAAATTTAACTTAATTAAAGGTATTGTAAGTAAATGTATGCCCAAAGGTCGCTGATATTGGAGTATTTGATATTTGCAATAATGTAACCTTAGTTTCATCATTAGGATAACTTATTGTAGAATTACCTAACATATATGAATTTGCACTAACATTTATTTGAGAGGGGTCGGTATCATCAGCTTTAAATAATTTAGAAGCGTTTAAATACCCATTAGCCGTATTCCAAGAACTTAAACTTGCATCAATATTTACTATATTCTTGCCAAATATGTTCATATATTTTTGATACAATAAAGAGAACATTGAATCATAATAAGTTGCAGTTCCGTATTCGTACCAACTATCCATATAAGCACCCAAAGCATTTAAAAATACACCTAACTCCGGAGTAGTTCCCGTTTCAGGTGCGGCATAACCATATGGGATGTCAGTTGTTTTTACATAAGAGGTAGTATTAACTAAATAACCAAAATAATTCACTTCACTTGCAAATGGAGTAATTGATATTTTAAAATTGCTAATTTGTATAAATGTTCCGGTTCCTGCTTCTAACGAAAGTTTAAAAAATAATTGACCGGCAATTGGAGTAGGCGCAGTTTTAAAACTATAAGTATTTACATCATTACCACTTGATCCCGAATAAGCCGGAATTGTTAGATAAGTTCCAACACTATTCAAAATCCAAGCGGTGCCATTCCAATTGTATTGGCTTGTGCCATCGGTTATGTATAAATAAACCAATGCTCTTGGACTTGAACCCAAACTTTGTCCTTGAAATATCCAAGAAACATCTATTGCGTTGTTGCCGTTAATATATGGACCTCTTGCCGGTTGTCCTGAACTTGCTATACCAATTTCAATAAATGCAGTTCCAGTTGAACTTCTTATAAGTCTATATTGAGCAGAATCATAAGAAGCATTATCAATTATTGTAACGCTACTTCCTGTTCCTGTTGCACCAATATCCCAATTTGCAACCATATTGCCCGTATAAGGTCTAAAATTACCATTAGGGGCATAATTATCGGCAGTTTGAATAGAAATATTTTGTTGTAACATATTATAGCCTTTTCTTAAAATTTTCATTTGAGAATTATCTATAAAATATAGTCCGCTTGTATTGCCGGTATAACCTTGAATTGTACTCAAAGTATTTATTGTCCCACTTGATACAACTGTTCCGGCATAATCATATTGCGTAAAAT